TCGCCGTTTAGGGTCTGAATTTTTAATCTTCATATTGGCGTCCCCGAAACGAACTATTTTTTCTTTACCTTTGTCACAGGCTTTAACAACAGACTTTTTCCCACCAGAAATCTGACGTTTAGGTTTGTTGCATTTCATTTTAGCCTTATCGATTTTAGGCATAAATTATTCCTATGACAAAAGAATAGTTAGCTCAGTCCCCGCTCCTGTCAGCGCAGAAACGTAAACCCCAGAAGTAAACAACATTCCATTCTCAGGAATGTATATCTCGTTCATACCTATGGGAAACTTCTGCGTTAACATTGTTGCTCCCCCGTTACCATTGGTAAGAGTGAACGAGCCTGCCGCAGTCGCGTATATGTTTACGGCTTGAAGTCTGGATCTGGACGGCCCTATAAGAGCCGCCGCTGAACCTTGTGCATGAGTGTACGCATTTATGTCTGATCCTGCCATCTAAGCTCTCCTTATGGACGGATTACAGTGTTGTATGCTTGCGCGTACATGATTGTGATCACCGCAACACCAGCAGTTGTAGCAGCAGATCCTGTCACTGTAAGTTTTAGATCAGCAGATCCTGTGTCTGCCCACTCACCTGTACCACCACCTTGTGTAGTTACAGTCTTGAGGCCAGCAGTTGTGCCAGTAGCCAATGAATTTAGGATTGTTGTAGCTCCACCAACTGTATCACCAACACTAAGGTTAGTTGTAGCGTTAGCCGCTGTTGATAAATCAACAATACAATTAATAATCTTGGAGTTTGCGGGGATAACCATATTAGTCGGTCCCGCTGCAATAGCACCGTTGGAAAGATCCATAGTGTGTGTCTGCATCATTACAACGTAACCTACGTTTGCGATGTCAGAACCAACAGTAGTTCCTGTTGTGTTTTTAATGTTGCCAGCCCGAATCGGACCAGAAAAAGTTGTATTAGCCATGTGAGTCTCCTGTCTTGGCGAATGTCAGTCAAATGTGACTGTCAGGGAATAACTCTTCATACAACACTTCAAGCCAAAAAGAAAGAGGCGATCCGAAGATCGCCCCTAACTGCAGTAATAGTCCGGAACTTATGCCCCAGGTGAACCAAATACACAACGTGGGTCAGAGAAGCCGAAGCTGTAACGTTCCCGTGCCTTGAAGCGCATATTCCCTGTGTCGAAGTCTGCTTCCATGTTAGTGGAAAGCGGAGTCCGCTCAAAGTGAATCAAGCCGCGAGGCGCGTCTGTTTTGATGAAGAACGCATCTGGATCAGTAAGGAAGTCGTTAACGGCATAACCGTCAGGCAACATACCCATTGAGCGAATTGCGTTAGTATCATTGTCTGCAGTGCCAACACGAAGGTTAGACACCATCAAACGTTCTGCAACGAATTGCAGTTGACGTGGAATCATCAACTTCAAGCCGCGAAGAGCGACCTTCAACCCACGCTCGTCAACATAACCAGCGATGTTGATAAGAGCGTCTTCCAAAGAAGTTTCGTTCAAATCAGCAGCAGTTGCTGGAGTATTAGAGAATGTTCCGCCGTTAGTTAGCGGGTGGTTTGTTGCACAAAGAGCAACGCCGTCACCGCCTGCACTAGCACCGCCTGTAAAGGCGTTGTTAAGAACAGCAGCAGCTTTAACCTGCTTAGAGTGCGCCATTGAACGAGCGAGGGCCTTAGTGTAGCGACTGCCGAGGCGGTCATACAGGTTGTCCTCGATTGCTTCCTCAGTGATTGAGAACGCAAGTGCAACGGTTTCGTGATTGTAACGAGCAGTATACGCTTCGTTAGCATCATCGAAGTTGATTGCAGAACCTTCAGACTTTGTAGGTGCTGCGCCAAACCCGGCCAACATAACTTCTTCTTCGAATGCACGATCAGAAGATTCTGTTGTAAAGATTTCGCTGTGCTGGTTTTCGTACCGATTGTACTCCATACCAAATAAGGCGTTAAGGCCTGGTTCTAGCTCTTTCGCTAGTTGTGCGCGTGATATAGCCATGTGTTAGACCTCCTTTAAACGCCAGTGGACGAAGGAGTACCCGCTGCAATCCCGCCATTGGCAGAGTTGAACGAAGTATTCAAACGAACGATTAGTGGGATACCAGCGACTGTGAAGTCTGAGTTATCAGGGTCATCTTGGACGCCAATAACACGAAGCTGAAGAGCAGCAGTTGCAGCAGAAGTATTCAAATCTGCAGTCGCAGAAGAAATTCCTGTTACGTCACTACCTGCAGTTGCAGTCGCCAATGCGATATTTTTAAAGACCATTGCACGAACTTCCGCTTCAGTGTTCGCCGCGCTCACTACATTAGATGTAGCGATTGTGTACGTCTGCATTGGATTGTCGTAAACAAAAGCTTTAATTGGGTAGTTAGTATCTGCGCCAGCAGCAGTACCCTGCCAAGTAGCCGACCAGATTGTCTTGCCGTCTGATGCGCGAACATATTCGCACCCCCAGAAAACACCCAAGAATGCAACGTTACCACCTGCAGCAGCTTGCGCTTCTGAGATAGTTCCGCCTGCGATTGGTATAACAGGAGAGCCCTGATATAATTTTGTATTGTTGTTTGACGCAATACGATACTCGGTAGCACCCGTAGTATTCGCACCTTGTCCAACAATACCAATGGGACGTAGCCCAAAGGATCCGTTAGAATTTGCCATAATAGCACCTCAATAAAAGTTACTCGGAGTCTCGTCTTGAACCTCCGAAGGATACACGACTTTGCCGACTATTAGATATCGGCATAGAAGGATGTTGGTCCTTCATTAAATCCTGATCGACTGCAACCATCTGTTCGCGGGTTCGGCTCCCGTAATACTCGGATCTTTCATTGGCGGTTTCGACAGGTATGCGACACAACATTAAACCACCTTGACCAATCACACCTTCAAACCGACCTTCGTCGATAGTAGGAGCTTCATAATCTGGATACTCGTCCTTTCGGACGGGTTCCCACCCTTCATGCAGTTTGGTGTTGACGTTCATCTTATCGTCTTCACCTCGCATTGAGGTTCGAATCCAACGATGCACATAGCCATCTGGGGCGTCTGGTGCAGCGAGGCGGCTGGGCGGAGCCCAAGGTTTTCTGCGAGTTTCTGAGGCTCGAGTTGCGTTCTTTCGCGGTGTTCTGTTGTCAGTCATTCTATTACTCCTTCACAAATTTAGCGTATTCTTCAAGAGGTACGCCTAGCTTTTTTGCAATCGCGACTTGTGAATGCGTTAACTTGACCGACCTGCGCCCCTGTTTAGTACTGCGGGATGCGGAGTTGCCAGCGGATGCGACCTGACTACCTCCACCCGATTTCTTCGCAGGTTGGAACTTGTGTGGAAATTCCGACCTAATGCGTTTATCAACTTCAGTATAGTACTCTGATGAGTCAGAGTCAAACCCTTCGTTATTGATAAGTTGTGAATGAATTGCAAACGCCGCTGCAGTCATCACCGTATCTTCACCAAACCACTTGTTAGTTTGCGCCCATTTCTCCGCTCTTGGATCCGGTTTAGGACGCTGCGGAGCAGGCTGTTGTTGAACTGGTTGAGGCTGTTGAGCCTGTTCAACTTGTGTTTTAGCCTGTTGTTCTTGACGAGCTTTCGCAGTGTTGTAGCGATTCTGTTCTGCGGTAACTTGCGCTAAAGCAGTTTGCGCCTCTACCATCTTGTCAGTGTCGCCCGTCTCATAAGCTTCTTTATAGATCCGCTTAATCTCTTCGGTCTGCGCTTGCAGCCTGCTTCCAAACTCAGAAAGGTATCCTGAGTCTAAAGCTTGCATACGGCTTTTAAGTTTTTTGTTTTCGTCAATCAGTTCTTGGGAAAGCCGAACAGCTTCTGCCTTGTCCCTCTCTTCCTGACGATACTTTTCAGTCAGCTTCTTAATACGGGATTGAACACCTTTACTATAGCTGTCCAGTTCCTCGTCACCGTTAGATGCTTCAACTTTTGTTTCTTCTGAGGACGCTTCCTTGGCAGGTTCCTCTGGCGGAGCTTCTGACTCAGGTTCTATATAAACCTGCTCTGTTTCTTGCTCTTCAACTTCAATTTTTTCTTCTGACATGAGTACCTCTCCTATATGTGTTTAACATCGTCAGGCTCGAGGATAGTTGCGATAACTTCGTCATCGTTGATAATACGAACTTCCCCTCCTTCGATTTTAAATCTTGAGCCGGAATACCGACCTATACAAACCCACTGGCCTTCTTTGCACCATGGTTCAGCCTCTGGGCCAAACTTATCCGCATCCTTATAAGCTAGGGGACCTAGCTTCATAACATAAGCCACTACGGTAGCAACGGACTCCCGTTCTCGGACTTCGTCAGGTATATACAAACCGGATGAAGTTTTCGCTTTTCCTTGGTACGGCATAACCAAAACCCGCCAACCTGTGGGTTGGGGAAGTCGATCAAGCAGGGGTTGTTCTAAGAGGTTTGGGTCTAGCACCCGTTCTTCTGAGGCCACATACGCGCTGTCCAAAGAAGAAGACTCAGCCTGTTTGGCCTTTTTGTCTTTGTTCATTTTCTGCGCGACTGAATCAGGAAGATATAAAGTCTTCGACATCGTCTACGTTTCTTTCCAGCAGGGTCTTGATTTCTTCTCTAGCAAGAGAGAGTCCCCGTATCTCTCCCACAGACATTTTATACTGCTCCCAGTCCTTTACAGCACCGTGAGAAAGAGCCCGAGATATATCTTGTTCGCGCTCTTCAAGTTTCTTATACAGATGTTTCGCCAAGTCCACAACATCCATTATAGGATGTCCTTGTATTCTTCTTGTGAATCAGATGTGATTGGGCCACCTTCTGCCCATATGTCACAGACTTTTTCTTTAGAACACATAAACTTTAAACTTTGGCAGTAGCCAACTTCTCCTGTGTCATCTCCGATACAACCCAACATTTCTTCAGTTTGATTGTACATAGAACACGTTCCACAACACTGATCAGTTAAATGAGCTTCAGTATAATTGTTCTCATATTCTGCCATATCCAGATTTTCCATGTTGGCTTCTGGATCTTGAGTTGGCAATGGGCAAGCCATTCCCTCTTCAGTTTCTTCCATTTTGTCTACGGGCATTCCCTCAGACATTATGCTTATTACAATAGTGCTACTCATTTTAGGTCCTTCCTCAAGTAGTCTATTTCAACCAATCATAGACCTTATTTGTTTCTTTAATCCTGTGATCTAACCCCGTGTACCCGCCGTTTATCCTGCGGGTCAGGCGTTTAATTGCATCATCATTAACACCTTCGTCACAAATTTTCCATAGGTTGTTAGATTTAAAGAACCAGATAGCGGTATCCATAGCGTAGTCCTCCTCAAGAAGAGAGGGGTCTTGAAGAACTTCTGGCTTACCCATGTCCGAAGCAAACGATTTGACGTTGTCATACCCGGTTAATTGAAGAAATCCTCGGCCTATGTATAAGCTGGCTTTTTCCTTAGAATCATTGCCCATTCTTCCAAAATATACGTTTTCTGCTAAAGCTTTTGGGTTACGCTCATACGGTTTTGCGCTTTCTTCTGTTGGAAAACGGCTAGGCCAAACTTTCATCATGGCCTCCGCACTGTAATTAAGGTTTTCTCGCACATATCTAAATGTGCCGCTTTCATGTATAACCTGACCCAAGAGATGTGCTCCACGCTCTGGAGACAGTTCGTAGTGCGATACAATGCCTCTAGCTGTGTTAGGTCCGAAAGAGCCATCCGCAGTACATCCGCATTTTTCTTGTAATAGTTTTAGTGCATTGCTCATTTATTTTTCTCCCGATCTGCTTTTCGTCGTTTCAAGAATGAATGCGTTGCCGATAAAGGACGCATCTTTTCCCCTAAGAACTTATGGTAATCCACATCCAAGTGATGATTAACCTTCAAAGGACGGTCACTCATAGGCGTAATATTAACCATATCATCTCCCGCATTAAACAGCCACCTGCCGTTTTGAGATTTTTTAAAGTACGCAAAAATATTAGTGGCGTGTTGATATTTGTAATTTGTCACACCCCCTACATAACAAAAACACTGATGCCCGAATGGACTAGCCGACATAATGAAATCAATGTCTTCGTCACACTCTATGAAATAGGGAGAATCTATTTTAGCTATCACCAAACCATGACGTTCTGCAAACCCATTAGTCTGATCAGTATGCCCCCCTGTCCATCTCATAAGTTGTGGGTCCATGCACTCCAAATCTATGTTACCGTCTTCCATGGTAAACTCAAAATCCTGCCACGCTTTTAACGAAAGACTTCTTTTCTGAAGTTCCAAAAGACCATAGCAGCTAGAAAAAGTAATAGATTTAGGGTCAAATCTTTTTCGCATTTTCGATGCGATCTGTGGTGCTTGCATATATGGACTTCGCTCACAGCGGTCTAAATAACGAAATTCCAGACCAGCGTGAAACGTGTACACGTTTAGCTCTATGTGTCGGCGTAAGGTTAAAAAAGGAATTTTCACAATATTACTTCGCCAACCCCTGCTTCTTTTCATAGCTACGAAGTCCGCCCAAACCGAGCATCCCCATCATAACAGTCATCAAACTACCCATATCAAATTCTGGTAGCTCTGGAATGTCAACGCCAGCGGCGGTTACGCCGAACACAATTAATGGCTGCAGTACGAAATGATAAGCGAAAGCAACGCCGCATACCCAACCTATGAAGGGTCGCCATCCGCCTTTAAAAACTGAGCCTGATGCAGCTTCAGCTTTGTTTATCTCTAATTGACCCATTAGCGCTTGCTGGGCATGTTGGTCGGACATTGTTGCGATCTCATGGGCCAGCTTGGCCTTTTGATCTTTATCCTCGATAACTTTATCTAGTAGCCCAGTAACAGGGCCCACCAAATTACTTACTAAACTCATCATTAGTTATTCGCCTTTCCTTTTGTGTAGGCCTCCTTGCCATAGAACGCGGCAACGATAGCTGCTACAGAAACAAAATACACACCAGCTATGGACGCTAGTGATTTCATGGCCTCATCAAGATTAGCCAAGTTACAAATAATTATTGATAAAGGATACAACAACATACCGAATAGTGCAAACCACGCCATTTGCCGTTGAGCGTCTCGTTGAGCGTCTTCATCAGCCATTCTCAAACGTTTGTCTTCTAATGCTAACTTATCCCACTCAGTTTGGTCTATTGTGCCGCTACCATCTAGATCGGCTTTTTCAAATTCTGTCATGTTAATCTCCTAATCTGCCAACGGGTTGTCTAATGCCCGTTGTAACTTACCCATCAATTTATCCTCTAGCTCTTTCATATCGCCACTCTGGGACACTCTAACACGTTCTCGTTGATTTTCGAAGCGAACTTCTGCGTTATCAATCATAGTACGAACCTTGTCCTCAGATTTACGCACCATATCCTCTATACGATCTGTCTGCTGCTCGATGCGTAAGATGTCATCTTTCAATCCGTTTTTAATGTCACGGCTGTATTCCACGGATTCTTCAACCTTTTCAGATATACCAGTTACCTTGGCGTCCATAACGTCCATTGCCTGTTGATATTCTCCAAGATCTAACCCTGCGACTTCTTCGATCTTTTGATACATTACGAATCCACCGTATAGACCGCCTACAACTGTGGATAGAAATGCAAATATAGCCACGATAGAACCAAACGACAGCTTCATGCCGCCAGTTTTAAACTCACGATCTGCAAGCCCATCAATGTTATCTGCTATCCTGGTTGTATCCATTAGTTTTCAAACTCCATTTCGCCACCAGCGTTTTGTAAGTTTTTTAGTGCTTCTATTTCATTGCGTAGTTTTTGTATCTCCAACCTGCGTTGCGTCAACTCGATTTGATAAAGATCATCACAGTTTATACGAGATTTAGGTTTATCTAAAGGTATAACGACACGCGCATACACACCTATATTTCTGCCACGGCTGTCAGTATCTAGGCCAGAAAGAACTCCGGTTACACCATACTCTAAGTTTATACCTCCACCCACAGCATTACTGCATCGAGTGCTGCCCGTTGAAAACGAATCCGATTGGTAGTTCATTGGAGGGCTCGGCAACGCAAGGGAAAGAGAATTACTGTCGGCTACGACAGAACTAGATATGACACAAAGAAGTAAAGTTAATCTCATGCTGGAGGTCCATCTAATCTGGAACATATCCTAGAAGCTATTACAGTTCTGGACGTGTCCGTCCTTTTTACTTTTGACGTAGTACACAGATATACCGCTTCGGGCGTATCTTTCTTTCGGAGGTATATATCAAAATCTTTGTGTTCTTTGTAGTCGACCTTTATAATTTTATACGTTGAAGAAAAAGGTATGTTCATCCAATTCAAATCAAACACATCGATCTGATAGTATTTTATCTCTTCTCTAGAGTTAAAAAGAGTCATCTCTACCTTGACCACGTTTTTAACATGGCTTGGCTTTACTTCTGGGTAGGCGGGGATCATCTCATGCGCTGTTACAAAAGAACCCCAAACCAAAAAAGCAGCGGTTAACCTACTTAGCAATGCAGCTTGCCTGCACAACAGCAGTGTATGTTCCTCCTGGGAACGGTTTGGCTGAACCATAAGTTGCACTAGAAGCAGTAGAGAACCATGTTGACCCTGCCAATGTTAAGTTAAAGTTTGTAGTGTTACCCACCACTGTCTTAGCTGCTTCGTAGGCTGACATGCCAGAAGCAGATGTCTGTGTAACACTTGTACTGCCCGTCCATGCAATCGTATCTGAAAGCGAAGGAGACGAGCTAAAAGCTGTCGGGTGTGTTATACTAGCTATGTAAGAATCTGCGATTGAAACGTCATACCGGATTATAGGCAGTACACCTCCATCTGCAGGAGTAGTGCTCAACTTACTGGCAATCGGGTTGCCATATGAACCCGCTTTAGTTGTTTGAATAACACATTTAGCTTCTACACTACCTGTGATCTGAACGTTAGCTGTTGCAGGAAATGCAACTAACGAAAGTATTGCTACAGAATATCTCATCATATTAAACCTCATCTATTGTACTGCATATCGACCATCTTATCGTGCAGTATCTGTTGTGCTAAGTTATTACGCAAGGCTTTCTTGTTGTCAGGTATTTCTGAATCCGCAAGACCGGGGGCATCAGCATACACGCCACCATTGATAGATGCATTGTAGTACATGGTTAAATTAGTCTGTTGATTAATAGCCATGATAATATCATCTTGTCCTTGTGTCTTAAATAGGGTCAGCGCATTGGCAGATGCAGTTAGACCCATCTCAATTCTACTTTCTTCTTCCTCTTCTTCTTCACTAAGAATTAGATTACCATCGTCATCGTACTGAAACTCGTCCGCTTCTAATGTATTGGTTACAGCATCATCTTCTAATGCTACATAAACTTTTACCTCTGGTATCTTAGGCATAGGCTTTACATACCCCGGACAGTTCGGGTTGGACTGCGGGTCAAAGCACTCGTCGAGCCTATAGCTATATATAACCACAGCGTTTTTGACCGAGCCTTTGCCTTCGATGTCAATCGAACCTGCACCCCATTGGGTAGCTGGAATGTTAGCGAGGGGAAACGATTTGACAATAGTGTTGCCGGGAACTCCCGACCAATCGTCGGTTTCTCGAAAGATATAGCCACTTGCGTTAGCCTTCTTATTGCTAACATGAACTTTCATATCATCCTCTGGGTTTTTCACAGTGGTGTATCTGTAAAGAAGACCGTTTATATCAAGCCCTGGGACATCAGGCAGAACAGAACCCATCCCCCAGCTTAGTGCTGTGGACGCCGCGTTCCCTGTTGCCCCATAGCTATAGGGATCACATGAGGAATAAGAAGGCCAGAGTGCTAAAAATAACGCCCAAGCCCAATTTAGTTTCAACATCTTCATTGAAAATCTTTCTCATTGGGTTGTTCTGTTCATATTTAATTTGATCATCAACAGCTTGCATTTCCCATGCCAGCCTAGCTTTGTCCCCCACCAACCCATCCTTGGGACAGGGCGTCCCCGCGTTGAGCATGGCTTCAAACACTCTTTCGTCCTGACACATGACGGATACGGCAGCAACTTTCATGCCCATATCGTACATAGTTTTGGCGTTCTTTAGTTTCTCACAGTTCATATCTCTGACAGTGCGCCCCGCTGAGATACCAAGTATCTGTGTCTGCACAGCACCAGCTACACCTACCGTGCATAAATCTGAGTTACTATTGCTAATCTGGGGAGAAATCGCAGAAGGCGGCGGACTTTTAACAGTAGTATCCATCGAACCAGTAGACGTAACAGTGCTGTTAGTGTCCGTTTTTATTACATCATCATCAGCAAAGACAGCGTTTCCCACAGCAATGAAAAAGAACAGTGCTGCAAATAAGCGAATCCCATTAAACTTGCTCATCTTACCCCCTGTTCATCTTATCTCGCTGCACATCGATTCTTTCGCGGTTAACTTCGTTACGTTGTTCCGCAATATCCTCTTGGCTTTCTATCCTTGCAGCGTCTGTAGTAGCGCGTTGTTCCATTTTCTGGAGCTCTACAAGCATCTGTCCTTGATCCTCTTCAGTCTTGCGCTGAAGGTCTTTTTGCTTCAGATCAAGTTCCTGCATACGAATTTGTACAAGAGGATCGTCCATTGGACTGTTACCCTGCGGCATCATCTGAGGCATAACTTCAGTTATTAACTGCTCTGTCTGCATGGAGATTAGTTTTTCCATTTCAGCAGGGTTCTGCATATCCTGTTGGACTTTTGCAATCTGAGCTTGAGCAGCTTGAGGATCAATCTTACCAGTATTTGCAGAAGCTTGCGCCTGTTGGATTATACCAGCAATCTCGAACTGAACCATCTGACGAGCTTTTTGAGAGATGTGTTCCATCACATGAGCATAAAACGTACCCATGACCTGTGGCGAAGTAGAAACCAAAGGAGTCTGCATAAACATTAAGTGAATGCGGATGTGGGCATCATGATCCTGATCTGGAAAAGTTGTAAGTATTTCACCCATCAACGCCCTAGCGTTCTCAATCGCAGGGTCTAACGGCTCCGGTTGAGGAGGAGGAGGAAGAACTTCATCTATGTTTTGTACTTCTAGTGCCTGATACATACGTCTATATGCTGCATGTAGGTTGTGCATCTCTGGGTTTGATTGCGCCAACTGTAGCTGCGTTTGAGCTAAAGTTACACGTTGCGCCATAGAGAAGATGTTTGGATCACTTACAGGAACTACGTCAATTCGATCATCGAAGTCCGCAGCCATGATCATACGATCTCCACCTTGAACATCATATGGATATTCTTGAGGAAGATTGTCCCTAAAGATTCTAGCTAAAACTCTAAACTCTTGCTTCTGAGCGTAATGCAGTCGCTTGTGAATCGCAGACATAACTTTCATGCCGCGCTCTAGACGCGCCACAGTGGTCCCTACAGGGGCGTTGGCGTTGGTATCACCTGTTTGCTGGTCAGCAAGCTGAACAAAGCGTCTACCGCCTTCTATGAGCGTCCCAAGTAGGTTTTGTAAGGTTGCGGAAGGTTCCTTGTACGGGAGCGGGATAATAGCATCCCTGATGTTGCCACCAGGAGCGTCAATATCTCGCCATTCTCCGGGCTGTAAGGGCTCATCGTCATTGCGAACCCTTACACCCCGAGCCTTGAACCCAGCAGGGAGGTTAGCCAAGGTTCCGGCGTCGATCAACTGGCGAAGAATACTTGTAGCTGCGCGGCCCAAACCACCAATCATGTGGATTAAACCAAAGCCGTAGAATCCTAATCCAGGCATAAACTTATAATGAACAAAATACTGTTGCTTCTTCGCTAAAGGAGTATCCTCTTGGAAGTTCCGGCGAACAGAAAGAATATGACCAGAGCCTTCGTCAACAGAAACAATGTAAGGAAGAGCAATACCTGTCGGTTCTCCCGTAGGAGACATGTCCTCAAAACCCTCTAGGTCCAAATCAACATGCATCTCTAAAATAGTGTAGACATCGTCCATGTATGTCTTAGACGTGCCTTGGATCTCATCAACTTTTTGACGGACCTCATCATCATCGCCTTCATAGGTGCTTAACTCTACGTCACGGTATATACCTGCAATCTGCATTTTACGGATGGCATTAGCATCCATCTTCAAGACGTGGGTAACCCTAGAAGCGGTAGCTAAATCAGATGCGGCGTAAGGAACAACAAGATCTTGTGCAGGAATAAACTGCGCCACAGCCCGTTGCTTAGAATTATCGAACCAGACTTTCTTGAAACAAGAACCCGACAACGGCAAATAAAACAACAGTTGATCCATATCCGGATCGAACTCTTCCATAACTTCCATGATCTGATAGTTCATAAAGTGTTTAACTCGGGTGGCCTGATCTTCTCGAGCCTGATCTTGCAGACCTAAGACTTGAGTTTTAACTGGGCCACCCGAAGGGAGAAGCTCTTTATATGCTTGTGCTTGGAATTGAGTTACGCTTTCTGAAATCAACGGGTGAGTAACACCGGACGCACCTTGGAAAGGCTGTGTGCGCTCTTGTTGTTTAATACCTAACTGATCTAAACCTTTAGTATACGCCTCTTCCCACTCGGAACGAGACTCCAAGTCATCCTCATATGAGGCGCGAAGATCCGAAGACAACTCACCTAAGTAGGCTTCGTCCAGTTCTTCTGCTAAATTGGCGTCATGTTCTAGAGGGATCTCAACTTCAACACCTTCCATTGATTCCATCAAGGATTGGATAATAGCTCCGCCCTGACCGTCATCGAGAACTTCGGCTCCGCCTTCAAATTCTTCTGGCTGCATTACATCTACATCGACAGACGCCTCTGTAGGCAGCATATCTTCCATTCTAATTCCAGAATCAACTGGGCCCATTGGGCGTGGTGGCAAGGCCATTAATAATACTCCCGTTTACGAGGGACGAAGTCATCCCCATCGTCTTCTCCGTCTAACGAAATGAACCCGCCTTGTCGAAAACGCATTAGTGCTAAAGTCATACTATCACAAAAGTCATCATTGTCACCATTGGGAAATGAAACTACTTCTTCAATGACTTCTTCTGCAAATTTCTTATCGTCCGGAGCCCATACCATTCCTGATTCAAACATAGGAGCTACCATATGCATCCGGCTAATTTTATCATTCCCTTTACCTGGGGAGAACCCCAGTGCAGGGATACCTTTAAGTCTTAGCTCTTGAATCAAAGGCGTACCTGTAGCTTTTGCCTCGATCAGAACCATGTCCGGCTCCCAGTATTCGTATTCTTCGAAAGCCTGATCTTTTAACTCTGGAAAATTCCAGCGTCCTCTTTGTGCGTCTAACAGAATAATGTGATCTGGGCCACCTTCTTCTGGTTTGAACACACCCCAAGTAGTAATTGCGGAATAGTCGGCAGATTCTTTCTTGGAGAACGCTGTATCATAAGACTGCAATACATAATCCAACCGAGGGATCTTTTCCTCTTCCCAACGGTTCCACCATTCTCGTTTGATAATAGCAGATTCAGACCCTGTGGGGTTCTGCTGCCACTGAGCGTTCCATTTTCCCACGGGCAAAGACGCTTTGATAGATAAAAGCGCATCTTTTTCCCAGAACTCAGGCCACAACGGCTTATCACTAGGCATAATTGCAGGAAATTCTACAACTTCCCACTTGTCAGACATGACATCACTGCCCTGTTGGGCCAGTAATCTGCCTGTTAAATCCTTCTTACCCCAACGGGTCATAACAATTATGATCGCACCACCCGGCTGTAGACGCTGTCTAGGTCCAGAGGTGTACCATTCGTATGCATGGTCGAATGCAGTGGAGCTTAACGCATCTTGTTCCGAATGCGGGTCATCAATGACGAGTAAATCCGCGCCACGACCCGTGATGGCAGCGCCCACACCCGCCGCAAAATACTCCGCACCCTTGTCCGTGCCCCAAGTACCCGCTCCTTTGTTGTCTTCTTTAAGATTTGTATCCGGAAATATAGTTTTGTACTCAGGGTCATCGATTAAATCCCTCACTTTACGTCCAAATCGCACTGCCAACTCAGTGTTGTGCGTAGCTTGGATGATTTTTAATTTAGGATTTCTACCTAGAAACCAAGCAGGCATCAAGTAGGATGCAAACTCAGACTTCGAATGACGCGGAGGCATGTTGATAATCAATCTCTTGAGTTCTCCTCGCGCAACACGTTCAAGTTTTTCGGCAATAATCCGGTGATGACGGCCCTCGATGAAATTATCATACACATGGTGGACAAAGGGCATGAAGCTTTCGTGAGCCTCTTCCCTTAAATCCATGCGTTTCTTGGCCTCGGTTAAGGCCAAGATTTCTTTTAACGCTTCTTCTGGTAGTGCTTGTAAGTTCATTTAGATGTAGCCGCCGTATAGGTCCTTCTATCGTATTGTTGTCTTCGTTGTCCGGGGCCCGTGTCCCCAGGACGTATAGTCTGCCCTGTGTATGGTCTAGTACCTGCACCCGCTCGTAATCGATACGACTCTTCGATCTTAACACAGGTAGGACCGTTAGGTGCATCCACAAGCTCGTACCCTTCTGGACATTCCATAACAGGATCACCAGAAACATTTACGCCAAGAGCAGGAGCTACAGTGCCGCCGCCCGTGTCTACAGGTAGACCAACGGTTACCCCGTCATCTGTTTCAGTAAACGTTGGAGTCACAGGATCATCGTTATCGTCTCCCTCTGGAGGAACATACGCAGTATTATACGGAACAAACGGGTTGTTAGTATTTGTAACAGTTTCCACAGGGACTTCTGCTGCAACATTGTTGACAGTTTCGTCTGTTAGAAGTTTTGGAACTTCTTCTACCGTCTTCATTCCTGCAACATCGTCTTCGATATTGATCGTAACGCCCTCGGGTGGGTTAGCTATCTCGGTATTGTTCGGAATTACCACCTCAGTGTTCGCTAGGTTTACCTCGGTTGGAGCAGCGGGTTGGACATCGAGCATGTCAGGGCGACGAGTATCGACAGAAGTGCTTTCTGGAACTTCAACTTCCGTAAAGATTGTTTGTAGATCGTTTTCTACTACCGTGCCTTCACCAAGTTGAGACTTTCCGTCACCGATAATGCTTCGTAAATACGCAGCCGACTCCGACAAAGTCGGTTCAATGTTAGGAAGCGCGTCTATTGAAGGCTGAACACCTAGCATGTCAGGGCGACGAGTATCAACGGGTTGAGAAGTAGTATCAACCATGGGGAGATCCATGTTCACTGGAATGTTTGGAGCATCAATATCGTACAGTGACGCAACGTTACCAATCTCCGGTTTAAAAGGAACGACATTATCTACAGTCACAGACCCGTCAATCTCAGGAGTGTTAAGTTTTGGAGCCACAACGTTTTCATATGCTGCGTTCCCCGCTGCTTCCGCTGCCATTGCATCCCCAGTTTCCGTTAAAGTCTGGGTATATGCCAGTTCTTGAGCCTGTATAGCCTCATAGTTTTGTTGAGCCTGCTGATCAGAAATTTCTGAGAGAACTGAAGGAGGCGCATTATTTACCTCGGGAGCCATAGGAGCAAGTTCAATCCCACTCATGGACGAAAGAAGTTGGGCGTTTGCTGTTTCACGGGCTGCTGCTTCCGCTTGCTGACGTTTAGCCGTGGCTTCATTTATGTCATTTTCTAAGAAAAGATCGAGGGCCGTTTGACCATCTATATTTTCCGCTGCATTAGCCTGTTCAATAACATCCGCTGCCATTTCTTCTGACAACATTGAGTTGATCTCGGCAAGAGTGTCCTCGTTTATGCTTCCTGACTTAGAAACTTCGTCACTAGCGATTAAACCAAGCATATCCGCTTTTTCACGCGCTGCTCTTTCAGATACCTCTGAAGCAACCTCAATCGCGTCGTTCATAGGAAGCTCTAGTTTAGAAGCTAACTCAACAACGTTACCTGTTGTTGCAGACTGCTCAAGAGAAGCATCGTCCAAGATCATCTCAGATAGCAACGCTGAACCGTCACTCATAGACTTCAGCCGTGCTTCCTGCTCCATCATAGTAGTTTGATCTGTAATTTGCGCGTTGTTATCCGCTCGAGGCGTTACGATAGGTCCTTGAGCAAAACCGGAAAGATCAATCGCACTTCCGTCAATGTCATACGCAGTCTCAACAGATGAATCTGCTATCTCACCCGCAGTAGGACTTAACGTTGGATCTAAGATTGAACCGTACATAACATTTCCAGACGGGTCCGTAATCGGCCCACCATCTGGTCCGGTGACCGTGCCATCTGATGCAATCCCAGAGTTATTTGAGCCGCCTTCCGTAACGGATTTAACTGCGTTAGAATTAAATCCTGGGGGCGAAGCCATAACAGACCCCACTCCACCAAGAGCCGTACCTACGGCTGCACCTTCCGGATCAAACGTGGGAGTGAACACCATATTTTGTCCGTCACCCGCAAGAACAGATTCTGCAAGGGTGGTTTCACCGACCCCCTCACTAAAACCTCCTTCTAATAAAGGAGCCACATATTTTGCTTTGCCCGGTATTTTATTCATTAACCCAAAGGTTGCACCTTCAACCACACCTAAACTAGCCGCGTAAGGCGTGATCTGCTGAACATAATCATTTTTTAACTGCTCACCTTGATCTTTGCTAATAGGACCAAATTCTCCGTTAGCAATCCTCGAATCCATCCTGTTTTCAATCTCAGTAACAAGTTCCCCTGTAGTCATCGTTGCACCAAGAGTCATACCAGCAACAGGGTTAAACATAGAAGTCCCGACGATAGCCGCT